ATGCTCAAGGCGATGGAAGACGCGCCCGAGGTCGAGGAAGGCGAGAGCAAGCAGGACTACATCGACCGCTGCGTCGACGAGCTTACGTCCGGCGACAATGCGATGGATGAAGACGAAGCGGAGGACTCGTGCGAGCTTGCCTACGAAGATTACAAACCTTACGGCGGCTTGATGGAAGATTCCGGCCGCAAATCGGTCGTGCACAAGCTGCACGCGACCGACGGCAAGGGAATGGAATTCATTCTCTCGGATGCGACGCCGGATCGCTTCGGCGACATCGTCGAGGTCGAGGGCTGGCAGTTTGCGAATTTCTCGAAAAATCCGGTGGCGCTGTTTAATCACCGCGCCGACTTTCCCATCGGCACGTGGTCGAAGATTCGCATCGGCGAGAAGGCGCTGCGCGGCGATCTCATACTCGCGCCCAAGGGCATCTCCGAGCGCATCGACGAAATCCGCGGGCTGGTCGAGGCGGGCGTGCTGCGCGCGGTTTCTGTCGGCTTCAAGCCGCTGTCGTCGCGGCCTGTTGACGACAAGCACCGGGGGCCGTTCGAGATGGGGCCTTCGATCTTCACGAAATGCGAACTTGTCGAATGTTCGCTGGTCTCGATCCCCGCCAACCCCAACGCGCTGGCGGTCGCCAAGTCGCTTCACATTTCCCCGGAGACGCAAGCCTTGGTCTTCCGCGAGCACGCGGGCGATAGGACCGGCGGCGCTTCCGCATTCGCACGCACCCGGGCCGAGCATGGCCGCGAACGGACACGTGCGCTCACCGCCGAGCATGGCAAAACCCGCTCCCATACAGGGGGACATCCCATGTTGCTTTCTCAGCGCATCGAAGCTGCCGAGAAGTTTCTGGTGACGTTGCAGGATCAACTCACCGCACATCTCGACACCGTCGATGACCAGAATCCCGACGAGGCTGCGCAAGCGGTCACCGAGGATTTGAACATCAAGATTGCGAACGCCGAACGCAATCTCAAGAACCTCAAGGACGCCGAGCAGCGGCTCGCGCGCTCGACGGCCGAGCGCAGCGGCGGCGGCGACCGGCGCGAGATCGTGGTGGCGGGCGAGCGCCGCGTCGTCAGCGGTGGCGGCGGCACCGGCAACGGTGCGCGGCCGTTCGGCATGACGGCGAAGAAGACCTCGCCCATCGAATACCTGATCCGGCAGGGCGTGGTTGAAGCGTTTGCGCATACCCGCCGCGTCAGCATCGAAGACGCGACGCGCATGTGCGGCTACGGCGACGACGAATGCACCAAAGCCTACGTCGATTACTGCCAGAAGGCCGCGACGGCGGCGGCGATGACTTCGGTCGCCGGATGGGCGCAGGAACTCGCGCAACAGGTCTATGGCGACTTCTTGCAATTGTTGGCCCCCAACGCCGTGATGCCCGCGCTCGCCGCCAAGGGCCTCGCGCTCACGTTCGGCCGCGCTGGCAAGATCATCATCCCGGCCCGCACGGCAACGCCGTCGCTTGCCGGATCGTTCGTCGGCGAAGGTGCGCCTATCCCCGTCCGGCAGGGCGCATTCACGCCGATCTCGCTGGTGCCCAAGAAGCTCGGCGTGATCACGACCTACACCCGTGAGATTTCCGAGCATTCGATCCCGGCCATCGAAGGCATCTTGCGCGATTCGGTCACGCAAGACACGTCGATTGCCATCGACACGGTGTTGCTCGACGCCAACGCGGCGACCGCGATCCGGCCCGCCGGATTGCGCAACGGCGTCGCGGGACTGACGCCCACGGCAGGCGGCGGCTTCAACGCGCTCGTCGGCGACATCAAGCAACTTGCTGGCGCGCTGCTCACCGCAACGGCCGGAAACATTCGACGCGGTGTGTTCATCATGAATCCGCAGCAAGTGCTCAGCATCTCGCTGACGCAACCGCCTGCGGCTGCGACCGGGCTGTTCCCGTTCGCGGACGAGGTTGCGGCCGGACGGCTGCGCTCGTTCTCGCTGATCGAGTCCGGCAACGTGCCGCTCGGCATGGTGATCGCGCTCGATGCCGCCGACTTCGTCACCGCTGGCGCGGAAGCCCCACGGTTCGAAGTTTCCGATCAGGCCACGTTGCACATGGAGGACACGACGCCCGCCGACATCACGGGCGGCACGCCGTCGCCTGCGGTCCCGGTCAAGTCCATGTTCCAAACGGATTCACTGGCCTTGCGGCTCGTGTGGCCGAACAATTGGGCTCTGCGGCGCACGGGCATGGTCTCGTGGCTGACCGGCGTGACGTGGTAAAGGCCGAATTCCCGTCCGCCCGGAAAGCGTGGCCTCGTTCTCGATCACGATCACGCCACGGGAGCGTTTCGAGGATGGCTCTGCATCCCATGCAATCGCAAGCTCGGTTGGCTTGAATGGCTTGGGCTAGAAACGATCCTCGCATACCTTCGGGAACAAATCAGGATTAGCTAATACATCGAGCAAAACAGGAGGTTAAAATGCCTGGACGGCCAACGCCAACGCAGGACGAACTCAACAAGATCGCGCTCGGCGAGCACGTCGAGCTTGCCGACGACGGCAGCGGGCCTGACCCAAACGTGTCGACCGTCGGTATCGGCGCGAAGGATGCGCCCAAGCAACCGGCGGCGGCACCACGACCGGCGCGCCCGCCATCGGCGTAACGGTTGCGACGACGAATGCCGCCGGATGGGCGGCGGAACTCGTGCAGCAACGTCGGCGCTAGATGGTCCCGACCATCCCGAAGTCCGAGCTAAACATCGTCCCGGTGAATTGGCTCGGGCTTCACCACCAATATCTCAACGACGGCGAGATGGAGTTGATCGCCGCGCTCGTGAGCGGTGCGCAGTCCATGCTCGAAATCGGATGCCGCGATGGACGCACGGCACGGGTTCTGCTGCATAACGTGCCCTCCCTTCATCGCTACATCGGTGTTGATGTGCCCCCGTCGTATCAACCGGCGCTCGCACATCAACGCTCGGAAATGGTCTCGCATCCCGGGCATCTCGCGCTCGCCGATCCGCGCTTCGAGGTCATCGTGCGCGAGAATGGCTCGCTCGATCTGACCCCGCAGCATTTCGCTGCGTTCGATTATGAGCCGTTCGATGCCGCGTTCATCGACGGCGATCACAGCGAGGATGTGGTGATGCACGATAGCTTGCTGGCGCGCGAGATCGTGCGCAAAGGCGGCGTGATCGTGTGGCACGATTATTTCAACGGTGCCGTCGAAGTGCATCGCGTGCTCGACGATCTGCAACGACAAGATTGGCCGCTCAAGCACATCGAAGGAACGTGGCTCGCGTTCATGCGCGTGCCATGACAACGGTCGCGTTCAAGCTCGGCGGCACGCTCGAATTTTTCACCGAGCCGAGCAAGGCCGGTTGTTTCGTCACGCTGCGCTTCGGCGCGTTCTCGCTAACCGCAAGGGGTGAAGACATGGCTTACACGCTCGCTTCTGGAATGCAGGTTCACTTGAAGGTCAACTACGTCGACGCGGCTGGCAACCCGGCGGCGGTCGATGGTCCCGTGACCTGGGAATCATCCGACGCGACTATCGCGACGGTGGCGGCCGAGAGCGACACGACCGCGCTGGTCAAGACCGTCGGTCCGGTCGGGCAGGCGCAGATCAGGGCAACAGCCGATGTCGATCTCGGCGCGGGCGTCAAGCAATTGATGACGCCGATGGACCTCACGGTCGCCGCTGGCGAAGCCGTTGCTGGCACCATCGAGCCGGTCGGTCCGGCCGAGCCGGTCGTTCCTTGATCGAAGCCGACATCGCGACGCAGCACATCTACACGGGCGTCGACTGCTTCCAGCAAAACGACTTTCATTCGGCGCTGGTCGAATTCGAGATGTCGCTGGCGCTCGACGAGAATGCCTATGCGCGCTGGAATCGCGCGCTCGCGCTGCTCTCGCTCGGTCGCTACGCGGAAGGCTTTCGCGATTGGGGCGTGAGCCGTCAAATCTTTCGCAGCCAATTGAGCGAAGACGGCCAATGGCTGCAACGCAACCTGCGGCGCTGGCGCGGCGAGCGCGCGCCGGTTGTTATCCTAGCCGACGCCGGTTTCGGCGATTGGATTCAGCTTGCGCGCTATATCCCGCTCGTGCGCGAGATCGCAGGACACATCGCGCTCGACGTGCCGCCGCCGCTGGCGCGGCTCGCGCGGCAGCTTGGCCGGGTCGAGACCGACGAGACCATCGCGCATGCCGCGCCGATGTTCGACGCGGTCGCTTGTCTAGGCCCGGCAATCGAGACGGTGCCGCCGCCGCCGTATCTCAGAGTCGATCCGACTCTGCGCGAGAAGTGGATGCGCAGAGTCGGGAACGGCTCGCGGCGGCGGATCGGCATCGCGTGGTCGGTCAAGCTCACCAGCGAGCACGAGCATCCCAACGCCAAGCGCGAGATACCGCTCGACCAGTTTCTCGAATTGCTCGATGCGCGGGAGTGCGACCTCTACAGCCTACAGACGCAGGAGCGCGAACAAGCAAATGCACGAGGCATCCACGCCTTCGCCCTGGAAGATTTCGCCGACGTGGCTGCGCTCGCGTCCGTCATGGACGCCATCGTATCGGTTGATACGGCAGCACTACACGTCGCCGGGGCGATTGGTCACGCTCACGTCAACGCACTATTGCCATACGCCGCGACGTGGCGATGGCTCAACGGAAATCCCTGGTATCCGAAGGTAAAGCTATGTCAGCAAAAATCTCCCGGCGACTGGTCGAGCGCTTTTGCGCAGTTGCGCTTTTAATCTTGTTTGCTGTTCCGGCGCAGGCGCAGCGGCAGTGCGATCGCATCGTGTCGTTCGTGCATAGCACGGCAACCGGTCCGGTAATTGTGGTGCCGGGAGTCGACGGAAAGCGCATCTATACCTGCGGCTTCTCGCTCGCCGAAAAAGGCCCAACGCTAGACATCCAGATTTTTACCGGCGCTGGCCCAGCTTGTGCGATTGGCCGCCTTGATCAGACGCCGATATTTTCGTTTCCCAACGATGCCACTTTCAACAATCGCGTCGACACTGTCGGTCCGCATAGCGAATATGGCGATGCACTTTGCATCCAGACGTTCGGCTCTGGCGCGATCACCGGCATGATCTTTTGGGCGCAATTCTGATGGCCAACGCCCTCGTCCGCGTCTTCAATCGCATCATCGGCAAGGCCGAAGGCGCGACGCATGGGCCGCCCTACACGCTGCCGGTGACCGGCGGCTGGCTCGGCGTCGAAGGCAAGTCGCTCAATTGGTGGCAGAACGGTTTCAACGTGCGCCCATTCGGCACCTATGGCGCGATGGTCGAGGCGTGCGTGTCGGCCTATTCGCAGACCGTCGCGATGTGCCCGGGCGATCACTGGCGCACAAAATCGAACGGCGGGCGCGAGCGCGTGACGACATCGGCGCTCTCGCGCATCTTGCGCGAGCCCAACGACTACCAGAGCATTTCCGATTTTCTGCTCAACGTAGTGCGCGATCTATATCTCGACGGCAACGCCTACGCGCTGGCGCTGCGCAATTCGCGCTTCGAGATCAGCGAGCTTCATCCCATGCGCGCGTCGCTGTGTTGGCCGCAGATCGCCCCGGACGGCTCGATCTTCTATGCGCTTGCTGGCAACACGATCATCCAGAACCGGCTCGGCGAGGAATTTCTGCCCTACGTGCCTGCGCGCGACGTGCTGCACATCAAGCTGCATTCCAATCAGCAAAGCGCATACTATCCGCTGCTCGGCGTCACGCCGCTGTTATCGGCGGCGCTCGACATCGCCGCGAGCGATGCCGTCAAGCAACAGCAACTCGCGTTCTTTCTCAATCAGGCGCGCCCAAGCTTCGTGCTGAGCACCGATCTTTTACTCGATAAGGATCAGGTCGCGGCGGTGCGCGACCGCTGGAACGATCAAGCGATGGGCATGAACGCGGGTGGCACCGTGATTCTGACCGGCGGCCTCAAGCCGCAGCCGATCACCATGCGCAGCAGGGATGCGCAGATCGCCGAAATCTTGAAAATGTCCGACCAGGACATCGCGCTCGTGTTTCGCGTGCCGTTCGCGCTGCTCGGCATCACCGGCTCGCCCGCCGGATCGGCAGAGGCGTTGATGCACGAGTGGGTCGCGTCGGGGCTCGGCTTTTGCCTCAACCACGTCGAGGAAGCGTTCGGGCAGGCGTTCGCCTTGAAAGGCCAGCCCGACGAGTATGTGGAATTCGACACCGAGGCGTTGCTGCGCTCCGCGTTCAAGGATCGCATTGCGGCACTCAAGGAAGGCGTGACCGGCGGCATCTTCTCGCCGAACGAGGCGCGCAACAAAGAAGGATTGGCAGACGTTGCATACGGCGACATGCCGCGTGTGCAGCAGCAAATGGTCCCCCTCGACGCAGCGGCAGGCATCCCGACGGGACCGTCGGGAAAAGTACCAACAAGAATTCCGCCCGCGCCATCTGCGCCCCCACAGCCGCCGACGGCGGCGCAAGGGAGCAAGCACGATGCAGGAGCTTACATCGGTCGAAGATTCCTCAGAGAAGCAAAACGAATTGAACGAAGAAGCTCTCTCTGAGGGACTCGCGCACGCGGGCGGCTACGTCATCGCCGAATTGCGACGCGAATGGCGGCGCGAGCTAGAGCTACAAGAGGCAGAGTCACGCGCGATCATTGCCAACTTGCGCGCGGAGATCATGTCGCTGCGCGCGGCCATGGAACAGGACGTGCGCGCGCGGCTTTCGATGCTCAAGGATGGATTGCCCGGCCCGCCGGGGCCGCCCGGTCCCCAAGGCGAGAAGGGCGATTGTGGTCCCGCCGGTCTTGACGGCGCTGCGGGCGCATCCGGTCCCGCAGGCCCGATGGGTCCTTCCGGCGAGATCGGCGCGGCAGGGGAGGTCGGCGCGGATGGCCCGGCTGGCGATCCCGGTCTCCCCGGCCCGCAAGGCCAGCAAGGCGAGATCGGCCCGCAAGGACCGCGCGGTTACGTCGGGCCGCAGGGCGAGCGCGGACCGCGTGGCGAAAAAGGCGAGCCAGGCGACAGTATCGTCGGACCGCGCGGCGAGAAGGGCGCGCGCGGCGAGCGCGGCGAGAAAGGCGAACGCGGTCCCGAGGGGATTCCCGGCCTCTCGGTCAAGGGCGAGCAGGGCGAACGCGGCCCGAATGGCGAGCGCGGTTATGTCGGCCCGCAAGGCGAGGTCGGACCCGTGGGGCCACAAGGGCCGTCGGGCGATGATGGGCGCGACGGCGAGCGCGGCGAGAATGGCGCGCAGGGCGAGCGCGGCGAGCGCGGTGAGCAGGGCGAACGCGGCGAGCGGGGCGCGCCCGGATTGCTGCCGATGGTCAAGCATTGGCGCGAGGGCGAGATCGCCTATGAAGGCGAGATCATCATCCACGAAGGCTCGACGTGGCAGGCGACGAAGGACACGGCGCAAGCTCCCGGCGGCGATGCGTGGGCGCTTGTTGCCGCAGCGGGCAATCCCGGGCGCGGCATGAAGATGCGCGGCACCTACGACGAGAAGGAAACTTATCATGCGCTTGATGTCGTCACGCGCGATTATGGCTGGTTCGCGGCTCGCAAGGATGACCCAGGCCCATGCCCGGGACCGGGATGGCAATCGGGGCCGGTCGGCAAGCGCGGCGACAAGGGACTTCACGGCGAGCGAGGACCGCAAGGACCTCAAGGCCAAGCTGGCAAGGATGCGCGGGAGTGGGTCGCGGTCAAGATAGATCGCGCCAGCTACGCGATCACGCCGATCATGAGCGACGGCTCGGAAGGCCCGAGCTTTTCCGTGCGCGAGCTATTCGATCAGTATCATCTCGAACGTAGGGGCGCGTGATGCCGTCACAGCAACTAGCGCAGCCGCGCACGCAGCACATCATCAACGCGATTCAAGAGCACACGACGCAAGACCTCATTACGCTCGCCGAGCTAAAGCTACAGCTTCGCATCGCTGACACGGATACGACCAAAGATGCGGAGCTACAGCTTATCATCGACGGCGTCTCTGCGCAGATGGCAAAGTTCGCCAATCGCGTGTTCGGTTACGCGGAGGTCAACGAGGTCTTCTACAACAACGTCGAGGAAGACCGGCTCTACTTCTCGCGCTGGCCGGTCGTGAAAACCGACATCTCGGTGATGCAGCTTGATGGTGCCGATGTGCTGCCGCAACTCGGCAACGATTGGGTGCTGGAAGAAAAGACCGGCATGATGTTTCGGCCGTTGTCGCCGTGGACCGGCACGCTCAACGTCACGTACAAGGGCGGCTATGATCTTCCCACCAAAACGCCCGACGATTTGAAGCGCGCGTGCAGCGTGGCATGCCGCGAGGATTATTACACCTATGTACGCGGCACCGTGCTCTCGGGCGTGCGCATGATCAGCCACAAGCACGCGCGCGTGATGTATTACCCGCCCGGGCAGTTGGCGGCGACGCAAGGCACCGCAGGTCCGCAAAATCTTGGCCCGACCTGGACCGCGGTGATGAACGTGCTCAACAAATACATCCGGCATTGGCTGTGACATGGCTGGCCCGATCTACTTTCAGACCGCCGACCTCGACCGCGTTCTCGCGGTGCTGCATCGGCGCGCCGCGTTCATGGTCAAGGACCTCGTCAATCTCGGCAGGCACTCGGCGGACGACTACGCGCTCGCGGGCGGGCGGCATCGCACGCGACCGGGGCGCTACACCTATTTGCGGCGGCAGGGGCGGCGCGTTCGCCTGCGCAAGTTTCACGCAACCGGCGCGCAGCAAGCGCGCATGATCGAGCATGTCGCATATCGCGCTTTCCTCGATTTCTTCGGACCTTGGTGATGGGCGTCAACTTCGCAACGTGGGTCTATTCGCCGTGCTTCGACACGTTCGCGCGGACCTTGACCTATACGCCGCT